GAGTTCGACGGCGAAGTTGTCGACCATCCAGCGCATGCACCCGTTGGGCAGGTGCTTGTACATGAGTTTACCAGATTCTGCCAAGAGTAGAAGTCTCTGCAACTCCTTGGTCGGAGGAGACATGCTAGGAAATCCTTGGCGCACTTCGGTCATGTTGAAGGCCTCATCCTGCAACTCAGATGAGATTTGAGTAGCGTTCCAGGGGTCGAAAGCGATCTCTTGGATCTGGAAGTTCCTAGCATCCAACTCGAGTTGCTTCTTGATGTAAGTGTAGTCAGTGACGTTGCCAGGAGTCAACTGCAACCAGCCTTGTTGCACCCAGAAAGCGGCACTTCCTGCTGTTCGTCGGTTGAGTGCAGTTAAAGCCTCACTTGGAGCGAAGACCCTAAAGATGCTGACATGGGAAGAATCTTCCTGGGGAAAATCTAGGCAGTAGGCACTGAGGTCTGTTGTCGAGGCAAGGTCCATCCCGCAGTAGCACTTCTGCCCCTTTAAGGATTCTTCTTGCATCTCGACCTCACCCATGTCCCAGTGGGAGACACTCAAGTAGCGAGTATCCTGGCGGGTCCTGATGTTGAGGTGCAAGCGTAAGAAAGATGCTAACTGGGCAGGGGATTGTTGGGCCTCACGTGCTGCCTGCTGCATGAAGCGACGGTTAGGTGAGATTCCGTAACCCGGATTGGCCTTCTTCCAGGTCTCCTCGGAAAAAGGATCGTCGGTCGGGAGTGCTGCCCAGATGACTCCGTAAGTTCCCTGGTCCTTGATCGCCCCCCTCGCTAACTGCTCTATTCTTTCTCTCCGTTGAGCATAGATCGTCGTCGTACGTGAGTCATCGGCGGTCGTGATCGTCAGAGACAGAGGCTGTGCCCTCGAGCCCATACCAGTCTCGAGTGCTTCGACCAGAGCACCTGACTTGTGGACGTGGAGTTCGTCGATGATCGTCCCGTGCACGTTGGCCCCGTGCAAGACGTCGGCCAGAGAAGACACTGCAGCGAAGTAAGACCCGGTCGGCTTGTGGATGACCTTCTCGGTGGTGACCGAGACGTATGGCGAGAGATCAGGGGATTTCTTAGCGATTTGTTGAACAGGCTGGAAGCAGTACCTAGCCTGTTCCTTCCCGGTAGCCGCAGCGTAGACCTGAGCCCCTTCTTCTCCGTCTGCCGTGGTCAGATAGCAGGCGATGCCTCCAGCCAAGGTCGTCTTTCCGTTCTTGCGAGGCACCTCGACATGGACTTTGCGGATCACCCGGCATACCGCCTTGGTGTCAGGATCAACCAGGACCCACCCGAAGACAGGAGCGATCACATAGGCGATCTCCCAGGGGTCAGGTTTCAGGACTCTACCTGCCCAGATCCCTTGAGTGTGGCGAAGTTTGGAGAAGACTGATAGGACTCGGTCAACTCGAGAGGCGTCGAAGAAGACTCCTCGACCCGAAGGTTCTGGGGTCTTGAACAGGGGAGGGCACTTAGGAAAAGGTATGTGCCTTGACTTGAGGTACCACTTGACTTCTTCCGACAGACGGGGATCCTGTAGGTTGAGGACTCTCGCTGTCTTAGGTTTGGCCTTGACTTGAGGGGCCACTTTGGGTTCTTGGGTACCCCTGTCTAGGCCAGGAGCATCAACCAGGAGACATCAGCAGAAGTAGATTCTACTATCCCGTACAAGTCGTGAGGACTATCTCCAACTGAAGGAACACTCAAGACAGACCCAGCCGCAAGGGATAGACCTTGGTCTTCTCCGGTAGTTGAAACTGAAGGTCCCCCTAGGAACACGGCTACTGATCCGCTGTTCTGGATGAGTACTCCGTCATTCTCTTCTGGAACAGTACAGATGAGGGTAGGAGAAGTATCTACTGAAGTTGTTCCGTTACTGTAAGTGCTCATCTTAACAGTTCCTTAGATCCCTTAACCTTGAGTCTTGAGGTCTACTTGGTTCCGGCCTTGGCTCCTGGCGAGAAGGGGTTCTCTTCCTTGGATGGATCAGGAGACGCTGGAACCTTGACTCGAGGTTCAGACGCTGGAGTCAACCCGAACTCATTCGCCCACCACCGGTAGTGAGAGTCTGCAGTCTCTAGGTTGAGGAGTGCTGGGTTCTTGACATCCGCCCCGAAGCGATTCTTGGTTATTTGGCCTTCTACCTTGATTATCTCTTCACACTCGCGGTAGCGCGACCAGGACTCGCACAGGATGACCAACCCAGCAAGATTGTGTTCGGCGAGGATGTTGAGGCGAGCCATCTCTGGAACCAAAATATCCCAGTGTTTCGAGGCCTCAGGGGACAGGTAGTCTGGCTTTTCAGGTGCGAAGCGGGAGTAGGGAAGATCAGGTTTGACGATCGGTTCCCAGGTTCGGTCGTCGTGGATCCCGTCCGAGGATTCTAGCAACTTGAGGGAAGTAGTCTTGAGTCTCGGACCTTGCCCAGCTGGGGCCTTGGTTACTCCCTTAGCGCTCATACGGCATCAGCCTCCACCTCCGCCGCCACCACTAGCTCCGAGCCGGGGCGAGAGCTTCATCTCAGATTCTTACCTTGGGGACCATATATAGGATTCTACATGAGGAGAGGACGAGCACTGTGCCCGCCCTCCCTTGGACAAGGAATTGTCTACTCGACGAGGTGGTCGAACTGGCCCCTCTTGGCTGCGGCTAGGAACGCCCCAAATTCTCCTCTCGTTGCGAAGATCGAGTCGGGCGAGAAGGTCTGGTTGCGGATCTCGATCGGCATAGAAGGATCCCCGGTCGGAGAAATCTCCATGCAGTTGTTGAAACCTCCTGACTCGTCTGCCTTTTCCCATGGACGCCCAGTTTCAGGATCTACCTTGAACATGACAACTCCTCTGCTGGTACCCCAGCATAAACTTCTTGAACCCTGTCCCTCAACTGGCGCAAAAGAGTTTCTGCTTCTTCTAGGGGCAGGACAACACATCGACTATCTTTTGCTCCCCTCCGGTTGACAACCGTCAGGGAGTTTCTTGGGATCTCGACTTCTACGGTTTTTCCGGGCACGTTCACGCCTCCTACTCAGTTCCGTCTGGCGGAGTAGGCCTTCCTGAATTAAAAAGCGAGTAGCGTTAGCGAAGTGCTGGACATGAACCTCATGCATGAAGGCGTACACCTGATCTTGCGTACCCTCGTCGATGTAGACCCTCGCTTGTGGCAGTTTCTGGTCCGTGTCCTTCTCGACAAAGGTCTGACTAGCCACGACTCAGTTTGTCCTCCTTTCTGTAACGAGTTGCTGTGATGCAGTCACAGTCACAGTCACCCCCACATGAGAGGTGATCTCCTTGCACACAGGACCCGCACTCAGATGTGTACTGGATATTGTCTATGGTCACTGGCGAGGCAGGATTCTGCCTTTGAGAATGGGAACTGTGTTTACTGGAACTGCCTTTTGCACGAGAATGCATATCTCAGTCCTCGCTGGGTTCTGGAAGGACGCGGACATTTGCCAACCCTCAGAAGCAAGTTGATTCAACTGGGTGAGAAGGGTCTCGTCCGTGAGATCCTCCCACTCCCCCTTGATCTGTTGGTATTCCATCCTGAATTGGACAGGTTGCATTTGACCGATAAGTATAGACACATGCGTGAGGGATGTCAAAGGGACTCCCGGATTTGAGTTGATTTTCCCTTAGTTTAGTAGAGAATCTGCCTGTTGACAGTGATAATTACTGTGAATGTAAGTTTACCAGAGGTCAACTCACAGCCCACAGAGACCCTCCACAGTATTTTCCACAGTCGCTTCAGTGGCCAGAAAGTTACTGTTCCAAGCCGGGGCCTAGAGAGTCGGGGCGCCAACGCCCGGAGCCAAACTGCAGCCACTTCTTCCGCCACCCCGGGGTGGTCCACCCTTGGTTTTTCCATAGTACCTTATGACTGTTAAGCACATGGAATGCTTAACAGTCATAAGGTCATAGGACTTAACAGTCATAAGGCCTCATCCTGTTCAGGTATAAGAAGGCAAGGTGAGGAGGGTTAACTCAAGGCGCCTGCCTGCCTTGTCCTCGCGCTCGCCTCATCCTTATGACCTCAGGCGCCTCGTCCTTATCCTGCCTGCCTCGTCTTTGTTATACATATGACTTCATTTAAGTTATACCTAGGCACTCCTCATCCTTATCCCAACGATGACTACGAACCTTATCCCAGTCCCCATCAGGCACAGGCCTGACATCATACCCACAGTCAAGGCGCCCGCAAGACAAGGCATATTTCTACCCTAGACCCCTTGACATCTAGGTGCCAATTGTCTATGATTATAGATATGGGAACGTTGCGCGCAGGAGGCGAGAAGCGAGGCAACTCGCGTGATCGTCGCAACCGCAAGGTGTGGATGCTGCGCACATGGGACAATGACCTGGGTGTCGAGGC